CAGTTGGTCAGAACTGGCGATGTCAACCTAACAAACTTGGCTGGCGGAACTTTGGGAAATCTTGTTGGTAGTGAAGTTGCTGACGAGACAGGTTCAAAATTGGCGGGTAGCGTTGCATCCAGCCTGACAAACAGCACCATTCGTGGAGTAGACCCTGTCACTGGCCTTATCAATGTTGGCGTTAATTCAGCCGTAAATAATGGGATTGATTCAGTCCTTGGTTTTTCTAAGTCTTCTGGTTTGGACGATGCCGTTACTGGTGAAGACCAAAGCGGTGTTACAAAAACAGGATCAGTTGCAAGCGGATTAAACGCAATTGCAGAAGCAGATGCAAATAATGCAACTCCTGTAACGGGTGGATTGACTCAACTTGCTGAAAACCCATCTGCCAAAATTGAAGATATAACAACATCAACAGGAAATGCAACGCCTTCAGCAAGAGTTGATGATATTGCTTCTGGTACATCAGTTGCCGAGCCTGACGTTGCGTCTTCCAATATCACGCAACCAGTAGGCGGCTTGAACCAGATTGTTCCTACTACAGCGGATGAGGAAAATCAACCTGTTGCTCCAGCACCATTGACTCAATCTGTTGAGGATATTGGCAAGGTCGTACCTAAAACTGATGAGACCAAAGAAAATGTTCAGCCTAGCACTGACAAAACATCTACTGGTTTGCCATCTGCACAAACAACGGTTGGTTCTGCTGTTGCGGGAAAATTAACATCTTTGCTTAAACCTCAACTTGTTAGTAGCGCAACAAAGGCAATTACTGGTTCTTCTACTGCGCAGAAAAAAGCGACTGCAACGCAAATTTCTGCATCAAAGCCTAGCAAGCCTCCTGCTCAAGTGGATGTAAGTAAGTTGATGCCTGTTACAAAACCTGTAACCACAAAAGCGCCAAATAGCGCTCCATTGAAGGTGGATATCAGCACACTCTCGCCTATTAAAAATGTGACTGGCCTGACATCTATTTTAAATAACGCAAAAAAACTGGGATAAAAAATGGCAAGAAATTTTAATCCAATGGAGACTAGGACACCAGTCCGAACAATTAGTTCGGTAATGCGTAACGCTCCTCGTCAATTTTTCCAGCCCCAGCGTCTTGATTTTGCTGGCCCGCAGACCAATCTCAACCCAATCAATAATGCTGTTACATCGGTTATAAATCAAGGGGGGGCAAACGGTTTGCCTCCTATAAACAATCCTGTTTCTCCAATTACCTCTACTGGTGGCACGGGTACAACAAGACCAGTCACATCAGTGGTCAAACCCTCCACGGTAGTTAAGCCTGCGACAGTGGTTAAGCCTGCATCTACTTCGGTAAAAACTTCGCCTAAAACTACAAATCCATCAAAACCTATTGCGCCTGTTACTAAACCAACAACAAAGCCAGATACAAAACCTGTTGCGCCTGTTAAGCCAATTACGTCCCCCGTGACAAAGCCAATAACGCCTGTCAAGCCTATTACTTCGCCTACAACAAAACCAACCTTAACACCAACAACTAAGCCAAGCACTTCTGGTTTGACAAGCGTTTTAAATAACTCACTTGCTAAAACAATTCTTGGTGCTGGCGCTGGAACTCTTATTGGTAAAGTTTTGGGCGGTGGAACAAAACCTACAACAGGTGGGACTACGGGCGGAACTACGGGTGGGACAAAACAACCCGCTGGTGGCTCAAAGTTACCAACTGGGGGAACTTCTGGAAGCACAATAAAGCCAAAGATTGGTGGTGGTACAAAACCAAATACACCTTTAACTGATGAAGAAATTCAGGCGGAACTGGATAGAGTGAAAGCATCTGAAGAGCCGTGGATTCCGCCAGAGGGCGCTATTGATAATGGCGATGGAACTTACACCGTGATTGAGGACGGTATCAAAACTACTTACGGCTCCGATGGAAGTACGCTTGGAATGGAGGCTGTTGATGGCACTGCCGTTGCTGACAACAAAATTACCGCAGATGATATAAATTATTTTCAAGATGATGCTGGAAATATTTATAACTCCAACGGGGATTTGGTTCAATACGCAGACGGAAGCACCCCAGACACAAGTAATGACGATACCGTTGTTGCTGGTAATGATGCAACCAACGAAGAATATTTTACAGACGATGCTGGAAATACTTATAACGCCAATGGAGACTTAATTGCGTATGCTGATGGTTCCGACCCGAATGCTGATGACACAGTAGTTGCTGGCGATGACACAGGCGGCGATGACACTGTAATTGCTAGTGGTGATGAATTTGACGATGGTACTGAATTTGCAAAAGATGGTGGTTCTATGCATCAAAAAAGAAAAGGCGGACTGCCAAGATTTGTAGGTGGCGGTACAACATATTCCGATACCACAGAAGAAATTCAACCTTGGCAAAATGTTGACCTTGAATTCACCGATAACGCAAATGGCCCAATAACTGGAAGCCAATCTTTGTATAAAGGTAGCGCCCCATATAACCCAACATATTTAAAAAGCGCTCCTGTTGCGTTATCTAATATTGTGGGAAACGATAGTATGAATGGAAACTCTGTAGACTGGTCTGACAACGGCGATGGAACTGCAAGTTATTGGGACGGTAGCGAATATGTAACCGTGGATTCTGAAACTGGCAATGAGTTGTACAGAACCAATGACAGCGGCCAAATTATTGACACTTCAACAACATCATCTGGATCAAGCATGAATGGCAATCCAGTTGACTTTATCGACAATGGTGATGGCACTGCCAGTTATTGGGATGGCAATCAATATGTGACTGTTGATTCAGAGACTGGTAACGAGTTGTATCGCACTGATGAAAATGGTCAAATTGTTGGCGCAAATACAGCCGTCAAGCCAATAACATCTGTTGGTAGTGGCAACGCACTAAGTTACGCCGCTGAAAAGGCAAAAAAGGAAGAAGAGGCAAAAAAGAACCTGCCTAAGACCCCTGACGATACTGGCGTTCTGGATGCGCTCAAGGGCTACATCAAAGACAACCCCGGCCTCGCTGGCGGTGCAATTGGCGCATTGCTTTCATCAATGATGAACTCAAGCGGTGACTCTGCTGGCCCGTCTCAGCCTGTAGACATTTCTGCGCTTACATCGTTTGCGCCAAGAACAACGGACTTTGGCCCCGGTATGGCTGGCGGACGCACAGGAACTGGTAGCACGATTGTTCCCTACCAAGACTATGACCAAGGTTTTGATTATCAATACACCCCTGACGAACGCCTGTATTCAGACCTCGGTATATCTGGCTACTTGAACGAGCCTGAGATGACTGCCTACACTGACGACCAAGGTAATCCAGTGGATCAGTATGGAAACGCTTTAAACGACACAGGAAACGCCGAGGAGCCAGCAATGGCCTCTGGTGGCCCAACGACTCATTACACTTTTGGTCGCGTAATTGATCCCGCCGAAAGTCTTGGTTTGGCTCAAGGCATGAAAAAGGGTGGATTGTCTCAGGCTCATACCGTTCACAGTCACCACACCAACCCAGTGGTAGATGAGCGCATAGATTTCCGCCAAGGCTCCGCTGTTAACGGCGCTGGCGACGGTCAATCTGACGATATCCCTGCATGGCTGGCGGATGGCGAATACGTTATGGATGCCGAATTGGTTTCCATGTTGGGCAATGGCTCCAATAAGGCTGGCGCGAAAGTGCTAGATAAATTCCGCGAGGAGGTACGGGCGCACAAAAGAAGCGCACCTCTCGGTAAAATACCCCCAAAGGCTAAATCACCTTTGAACTATATCAAGGAGTCTATGAATGGCTGATCTATTCCAAGGCGCGGCACTGCCAGATGTAACCACAACGGTTCAGAAGCAGGAGACCGCCCCCGAGTTTTACACGAATTACCTTCAAGACATTGCCAACTTGGGTCAAAGCGCCGTCCAGCAAGGCGGTGTGGCTGGGTTTGGCCCACTGCAACAGCAAGCCTTTCAGATGGCCCCAGACTTGGCGTTTGCTGGTTCTGGCTCACTAGGTCAAGCCAGCCAGATGCTGACAGGCGCAGGCGGTACAGCAACTCCTGAGATCGTTCAAGGTTACATGAACCCGTATCAGTCTGCCGTAGTGGACGAGATGGGGCGCTTGGTCAATCGCAACGTACAAGAAAATGTTTTGCCTGCGCTAGGTGGCGCGGCGGCTGGCACTGGGCAATTTGGTTCACGTCGCCAGCAACAGATTACTGGTAACACCTTGCGCGACATTCAAAGCGATTTGCTGGGTAAACAATACCAAGCCCTCAATACTGGATACGACACGGCCACAAAGGCCGCTCAAACCGACTTAAGTCGTCAATTATCCGCAGGTCAAGGCTTGACTCAATTAGGCCAAGAGCAGTTCCAAACAGGTACTGGCGGTTTGAATGCACTGTATAACCTTGGCGCTAATCAGCAGAAGTTAGGTCAGGCGGCTTTGGATTACCCAATGATTGCGGCGCAGAACTATTCCAAATTGTTGCCAGCGGGTATGGTTCCTATGGGATCAATTCAACAAACGGTGGCCCCCGGCACGCAGGGCCAATTCGGTGTCAGCCCTCTGGCTCAGATTGGCTCTCTCGGCTCTATCTTGTATTCGCTTTATTCTGGCGATCCAACCTCTGTTGAAAATGCCGCTAAAACTGCAATAGCGGGTGGTAAGCCTATAGTAAAAGCAGACGGTGGCGCTGTGATGATGGCAGATGGTGGCGGTGCTCACAGCAATATGCCAATGGGCGCGGAATATCACGACGGTCAAGGAAATTATTACGACGAACATGGCTTTTTAGTGGGATAAAAAATGAACACACAACCACAACCACAAGGTGGCTTGAATCAAGTTGCCCCTCAGCCACAGCCCAGATCGGCTCCGCAACCAAAAGTAGATCAGTCTGCTGATGCTGACCGCATTGCCGCCGAGCAAGTAACGCAAGCGGATGAGCCGTTTGACGTAAATAAAGAAATCACAAACCTAAATAAGGGGCGTATGCAGTTGGATCAGCAGATTCAACGTATGCAAGAGTCTTTGCAAAAGCGCCAGCAGTTGCCCTATGACCCACGTTTTATGGCGTTGGGTATTGGTTTGGCCTCTCCCACCAAGACTGGTAGTTTTGTTGAATCTTTAGGCCAAGGCATGGGCGAGTTCCACAAAGCCACGCTAGGTGAGAATGAGCGCCAGCAGGCTATGGATACGCAAAACTTAGACTTGATGATGAAGCAACAGCAGTTGCGTCAAAAGTTAGCAGGCTCTGCAATGTTGCAAGGTCTTGGTAGCCCACAAGGCGGAGGCGTTCCATCACAAGGCGCTCCTATGGGCGGGCTGGCTGTGCCGGGTGGTATGCCTGCGGGTCGCCCCGGCTCACCCACATCGGCTACAGGTTTTCAACCTATCGGTCGCAATGAGTTGGTTGCTGGTCAGCAAATTGGTGACCCAGATACAGAAAAGTTTTTGTTCAACCTTCAAAAGGCTGAAGTTGAAGCCAAGAAAGCATCAGACGCTGGATTCACCGAAGTAACAATTCCTTACAGTGATAAGAAGTTTAAGGTTCGTACCGAAGTTGCTGATGGTTTCTTCGAGGCGGCGCGTCAAGCGGCTGTTACTGGCAACGAACAGATTCTAATTAAGTTTATGGCCGAAAACGGCATGATTACGCCAATTGGTAAAAAAAATGCCCAAGGAAAAATTGAGTATGAGAGGCCACAAACTGCTTTGGAAGAGGCCCAAGAGAAAGAGCGCTTAACTCAAACTGAAAAGACTCGTGCAGAATCTTCTGAGAAATCTGCAACTGAATTAAAGAACCGTGCCGCTGTTTCTTTTGACAATCAACAGACTGGATACGACATGATTAGTTATGTCAAAAACCAACCCGAGATATTCAGATTTATGAATACTGGTGGTTTGACCGACACGCTTATGACTGCGATTAAAAACGGTGTAGCGGGAACGGTTGGGGGGGCTGACCTTCGCGTGAACCTTCCTCTTGAGACATTGAAGCGTTTGTACAAGAGTAAGACTGGTGAGAACATGACTGACGCGCAAATTGATACCTTGCAAATGTTTGCACAGTCTGCCGCGCAACTCAACATTCAGTTCCGTAAAACTATGCAAGGTCAGGGTCAGATCACCGAGAAAGAAAGCGAACTGGCAAAACAACTTGGTGCAATGTTGGACGATAGCGATGTTGTCATTCGCCTCAAGTCTGAATTGATGATTGAGCGTGCTAAGTTTGACAAAAAGGCTTACGGTGCTTGGCTTGATTATCGTAAGAGCGGTAAATCTTATGACGAGTTTATGCATTCCAAGGAATACGAAAACCTTCAATCGGAATACTCCGACACGCTCAAAAACATTCGTGAACAGAATGCTGACTTACTTAAGAAAAAACCTTCAGCATCACCTGCATCTGCTAATCCTAATGCCAAGCCTTCAACTTCCGCAAAGCCACTACCACCGACGGATTCGTCTGTGCCACCCGGCTATATCGCCGACCCGCAAACTGGCGTAATTCGCAAGAAACGCCAAGGGGAGTAATATGGCTAATGACCACGTCAAGATGTTCACCGAGGAGTACAGCCCTATTGCCATGCAGGTAAGCAGGCAAACTGGAATTGCTCCTTCTGTGCTTTTGGCTCAGTGGGGTATGGAGTCTGACTATGGCCGTAGACCAACAGGCCACTTTAACTTTGGCAATATCAAAGATTTGTCTGGTAAAGGCAAAGAAGGTGTTGACAACCAAACTGGGTCAAAAGACAAGTATCTAAATTTTGAAAGCCCAGAGGCGTTTGGTGACTACTACGCGCACATGATGCGTCGCCTATATCCCAATGCATTGAATTCAGGCTCTGACATTTCTAAGTACGCCGAAGGCTTACGCACGGGGATCAAAGGTTCTTATGCTGAAGATGAGAACTACGAGGACAAAGTTCGCGGCGCTTACCAAGTGACTTCTGGCTTTTACAAAGACCCTGACGAATTGCCAACGGTTCGCCCACCAACGCAAGCCGAACAAATTAAGCAAGAGCGTGAAGAGCGTGGCGAGACTGACGATACAAATACAACTCCTCCAAAAACAGAAGTTGTAAGTCCTGCGACAGCGGCGGCTGTGGGCGCGGCTACTACCACATTAGGACAAGTTCCATTTGCGCCAACGATGCCTGAAAAGGTTCCTGATCTTAGTAATTTGGAAGATGCGGCGGACAAAGCCAAGCGTCGCGCAGATATTGCCGAGCAACGCTTACGACAGCGCACAACTAGCGCCATGCCAATTGCTGGCGGAACAGACTTGCCTACACTCGAGGCTGAGTACAAGCGTTCTCAATTTTTGTTCCAGCAAGCCGAGCAGGAATTGCAGGCCGCTATGGCCGCGCAAAAAGCAAAGTTGCCACCTACCCCTGCACCAAGCGCTCCAGAGGTTCCTACAGCACCTCAAATCATTACTGATCCAAATGCACCTGTTCAAACCTCCCAAGAAAGAATACTTCAGGGAAAGATTGATCCAACTACTGGAAACACTGGTCGCCAAAACATGGTTTTTAATGAAGTTACTTCATGGGAGGCCAATGAAAGGGAATTGCAACAGAAGGCTTTGCAAGAAGCCCAAAGGGCTGGACTTATTCCCGATACTGGTCAACAAGTTCGATCACAGTTTGGTAAGCCTAGTGGGACAAAGTCTGGCATTCTTGTTCCGCCAGATGTTGCCGAACCTTTAAATCGACAAGCCGAACTTGATCAACGCATTGCTGACGACAAAGCGGCGCAAGAAAGGCTACATCAACAACAGGAAATGCAACGCTTAAAAAATGAGCGTGCTCTTGCGGCTCAACAACAAAGCCAAGCGCAAGCCGCCCTGACCCAAGCACAACGCGCCAAGACCTCTGGCGTTACTCGCGCACAAACTGCGGCAGAAACAGCCGCTGACCGAGCCGCCGCCGCTCAGGCTGATTTGGCCGCTGGTCGTGTCACGGCAAGCACAGCACCCGGTGCTCTGGCTAGACCAATGGAAGTGACTGGAGTTAAAACGGCTAAGGCTCCAACAATTGTCAAGGGCGGCTTGGGCGCATTAGGTGGTTATGAGGCCGCTACAGGCGCAAACACCTTGGCAAATATTCCTGTGCAAGAATTGATGAAACGATTCAACTCAGGCGACCGCAGTCCAGAATTGTTGCAAGCGCTGGCGCAGGCTACTGGTGCAATAGGACAAACGGTTGCAGGTGGTGCGGCTATGTTGCCAGCAATGGGGCCAAAGACGGCGCGTATCAAAGGCGCTGGAACTATTGGAACATTGGGACTTGGCGCTTATCAAGCCTACCAAGCCCTGCAAAATGAGGCGGCTAAAGAACCTACGCAATAATGGTATCCGAGGAGCAGTTGCCACTCTCCCTCGTTAGCCCCCCTCACGGGGGGTTTTTTTTATGCGTTGCCTGCTGTCCACATTAACAGCATTTGAGTCTGTAGAAGGTTATGCTCGGCATCTTCGACACCGTCGTCAAAGCCTTGCATATATGCCTCCATCAGAGCCTCTTCTATTTCGGCCTCTGATTTGCCAACGAGCGGGCCACCTCTGAGTTCATGTCGTTCACAATTTGTACGCATCTCTGGTGCTCCTTGCCAGCAATGATTGGTTGAAGGTACGCTTCCAGTTTATGCGCAAACTGGACGATGTCCACCTCGTCTGCGATAAGCGCGTTTGGCTCGTGCAGGTCGCAGTAAAAAAAGATTTGCTTGACTTCTTCTTCGCTTAACATGGTTACCTCATTGGTGTTGATTTTTAAGTTGCCAAAACGACAGGAGATGCATAAACATTTCCCAGCCGCGATCTAAGTCCTCAGCCTGCCATTCTTTTACGACGACAAGACCGGGGACGCTACGAGACACAAACACGTTTGCGCAACGTGCCTGCGGTATGCCTAGACCAACTCGATATGCCGCGAGTTGCATAAGGTGCTCGTCATAGGCATCGACCTTTGCGGGGTCGCTAAATTCTTTGGTCTTGATGTCAATGACGGCGTTAAGGGTTCCAGCGCAAAATAAGTCGCACTTACCTCCAAAACCCGCCTCGTGTGCAAAGGAACGCTCGGATATCCAGACGGCATCTCCGAAGTGCTCTTTGATTGATTGAACGCAGGCGCTAACACTCTCTTGGTGTTTTCCTGTTGGCTTGTCTTCATAGTGTCCTTGTATCGATGCATGGATGTCAGTTCCAGCATCCGCCGCCGAGCGACCCTGTTCTTTTGAGTCATTAATTATTCGGTCGATGTACTCTTTTTCAGGTTCGTCGGGGCGGCGTGGAAGGGTTAGCGCCGCATATAGCACCTGCTGTTGCATCCACGCAAGCAGGGCTGGTTTAGCGGCAATATTGAGCACCGTAGTCACTGACGGTACAAGATTCATTGTACGGGCATCACGCAGGGTTGTAGCCCTTTGTCCGCCTTTCTTGGCTTCTACGGTGTATTGGGGTACGCCATCGCGGGTGTACCAGTGATTGCTCTCGCTAGCGCGAGGGGCAGAAACAGTGACGGTCATTTGCGTGTTCTCCGAGCGGTTTTCTTGGCGGGTGGACGACCACGACGCGCTGGTTTTGGCTCTTCTTGCTCAAAGGAATGAAAAAGAATTTCATGGACATCACTGACAATTCTTTCGTCCAAGTCTTGAATTACTTTTTTCATTGCATAACGCATGAAACCCAATTCATCAAGATCAAGTTTTATTGAAACTTCATTTTGCATTTGTTTTACTTTAATCATTTTGTTACCTCAAAAAGGAATGTCATCAGCCATGTCATCAAAGCCACTGCTGGTCTCTGGCGCTGGCTTGGTAAATTTTTGACCGTTATGGCGTTCTTTCCACTCTGGTGTTGCTTGAATCTTTTCTTTTATTTTGTTGCCAAAAGTTTCAAACAATTCCATGTCTGGATTCTCAAGGTCAAAGATTTTTAACTCGTTATGAGGCTCAGGCAAACCAGCCTTTTTCATTTGAGGCGACACTGGATTGATGCTAGAGATGTTGGTGTACTCGTTGCCATCGTTGCCAGTTTCTTTGACAACAGACAGCAAAGCCCAAGCGCCTAATACGTTCTTAAGTTGGAACCCATTTAGTTCATCTTTTGTAAATGCACGAGAACGCCAGTTTTCAAGTTCTTGCCGCAAGATAGCCTTCTCTTCAAGGCTGGCGGTAAAGTTTTTGCTGATGGACATTGGCTCACCTTTGTCGGTCACCACAGGGTTGCCATTGGCATCCTCGCTATGAACTTCAAATTGCAACATAACTTTCGGCTGTTGCTTGGCTGTGCCTTTCCAAGTGGTGGTCTGGGTTCCCATGTCCACAACTCGGTAGCATCGCGCTAGATGCATCCCCGGCGGTACGGGTTTGAATGAGGACGTGCCTCCTGATGCTTTCACTGTTAATCCCATTATTCGCTCCTGATTGATATGGTTTCTAAAGTCACAATTGGACGCTTGGGCAAACCGCATTCACTGCGGATAATGTTCCAGTCGTCCCCACTAGCAACGCCTGCCTCAGCCCTTTCCAAAGCCTCCTCAAGCATTTGCATTCTTTCCAACATAAGTTGGTGCATTTCATCTTCACTGTGCATAGTTCGCTTTCGAGTTAAACACGCCCAAGTGTATCATGTTTAATCTGGTCTTGCACAAATATTTTTTCTGGTGTAACATCCGCTTAACCAAGAAGGGGATAAGATGACATTACAAGAATTTTTTAAAGACAAACCAAGGGGGTCGATGATTGCTATGGCTCGCAAGTTGGGTATTAGCAAAACTTGGTTTTCGTTGATTGTTACGGGGCGACAACTGCCTAGCCCCGAACTGGCTCGAGACATTGAGTCGAGCACTGGCAGAAAAGTGAAGAGGGCTGAACTTAGGCCCGACATATTTGGAAAGACAGCGAAATGATATGGTACAAATTCCACATAGGCGACTACATCTCACACACCATGCACTTAGACGATGCCGAGGATTTGGCATACCGTCGCTTGTTGGATTGGTACTACATGGGCGAAAAGCCCCTGCCACTCGATACAGTTTTGATTGCTCGACGCATTCGTTTGGACGAAGACGTTGTCACACCTGTGTTGAATGAGTTCTTTCAAAAGACAGATGAAGGCTATATCAATGGCCGCGCCGACAAGGAAATTGCCGCCTACAACGTAAGGGTGGAATTAAACAGAAGGTCGGCAAAATTGGGTGGTAGACCAAAAACCATTGAGGTTTCCAAAGAAGAACCATTAAGCCCCCCCAAACAGAACAGAACAGATACAGAACAGAAGAAAGACATTACGTCGACCAAGTCGATTAGATTCTCAGAGTTTTGGGATGTATGGCCGAAATCACCACGAAAGGTGGCAAAGTCGACCTGCGAGAAGAAGTGGCAGGCTGGTGGTCTGGATGGGGTGGCTGACCAAATCATTGCCCACGTTAATGCCTTAAAAGGTACAGAGCAGTGGACAAAGGGTTTTGAGCCTGCGCCACAGACCTACCTGAGCCAACAGAGGTGGTTGGATGGCGATGAGCCTACCAGCCCCTTCAGGAGGGGTGTATGAGCCTCGATAGGCTACTCAACAGCCTGACCAAGGTCAAAGGCCGTAAAGGCTCTTGGACAGCCGCCTGCCCAGCCCATGCTGACAAGTCGCCTTCATTGGCCGTGCGTCAGGTAGAGGATGGCCGCATCCTGCTCCACTGCTTTGGTGGGTGCTCGGTGCATGATGTCTTGGGCGCGGTGGGCATGGATATGTCCGACTTATTCCCTGACAACGGCGAAAACAAAAAAGCGGTCAAGCCTGCGTTCTATGCCACAGACCTATTACGGGTTATTGCTTTTGAAACCTTAGTGGTTTCCATAGGTGCAAGTGACATGAGCAAGGGTAAACAACTCAGCGAAAAGGATTTACAGAGAATGCAAAAAGCGGCACAACGAATTCAAGAAGCGGCGAGGTATGCAAATGTCTGACCTCGAGCAAATTGCACAGCGACTAGATGAGTCACGTCACAACCGAGAGTTTGGCCCTGACGACTTTGATGTCGACCAGTATTACGAGCCAAGCGATGTTCACCTGAAGGTGCGCGTGGCAAAGGACTACCTAGCGGAAATCATTGACGATGTGGTCAACCCAAAGGTGGAGCAGGTTTCCAGTATGCCGTGGTCTAAGTCAGTGCATAGTTTTAACTACCGCCCCGGCGAGGTCACCATATACGCTGGCTCCAACGGCGGCGGCAAGTCCATGATTACGGGCCAAGTTGCCTTGGGTTTAATTAAGCAAAAGCAACGCATCTGCATAGCATCGTTTGAGATGAAGCCCAAGCGCACATTGTTTCGGATGATGCGCCAGTTTGCTGGTGAGGACATAAGCCGCCCACGCTACATGGACAAGGAGCGCTACATTGGTGGCCTAGCCGAGAGGTTTGATGCATTTTGTGGCGACAACCTTTGGCTTTATGACCAACAGGGAACAACGTCTGCGATGCAGGTTATTGCGATGGCGCGTTACTGTGCGGTTGAGTTGCGGGTTACTCACATATTTATTGACTCATTGATGAAGTGCGTGGCTGGCGAAGATGACTACAACGCGCAGAAGTCTTTTGTGGATGCCATCACCGCGCTGGCGCGTGACCACAACGTCCACATTCACTTGATTCACCACATTCGCAAGTTGGCGAACGAAGAGATGATGCCTAACAAAAACGACATCAAAGGCACGGGCGCGATTGCTGACCAAGTCGATAACGTGTTGCTGATGTGGCGCAACAAGAAAAAAGAACACGACGCACAGCAGGGCAAATCAGTTGACTTAAAAACTCCTGATGCCATGTTGATGTGTGAGAAGCAACGCAACGGCGAGGCTGAAGAGTGGTATCACCTTTGGTATCACAAAGACAGCCAGCAGTTTGTTGAGAATTCAGACAGCGTGCCGATGGCATTTGATAACGGGGGGCGGTTTTGAATGACACGCAGGAAGAAGCAGACAGAGAGCGTAAACATATGTACCGTTGTCTCGTTCGGGAAGTCATCAAGATGCGTATCAAAGATAGGGGTGGCGCATACAGTTGGCTCCACGGTCACGTTGACCATACTGGGAGGCGGCACAAAGGATGGAATGAACTTCACCCCGAATCTAACCTTGAAAAAGATGTTAGAGACCAATGGACTAAAGGCAACCGAGGTAACACAGGAGAATGGAAATGAAAACTGAAAAATTTGATGAAAATATTAATTTAATGCGTTTGGAAAATGGGCCAGATAAAAGATTGAGTGAATTGTTTTTGTCGCCAGATACGCAAACAACAGCGGCTGTGTTTTTCTTTTTTAAAAAATCTGGAGAACTTGTTCTTGAGGGACGAACTGGGGACACCGAAGAATCAAAAGTATTTTTGCAAAATGTTATGTTTATTCTAAATTCATGGATAAGCGAAAGCGAAAATTTTAATGATTGAATTAACTCTGCCTTGGCCTCCATCGGTCAACACTTATTGGCGCACCTTCAATGGTCGAATGATTATTTCGGCTAAGGGGCGCGAGTACCGCGAGACTGTTGGTGACCAGATGACATTGCAGAAAACCATCAAACACTTTACTGGCCCGCTGTGCGTGGAGATTGAAGCATGGCGACCAGACAAACGACGCAGAGACTTAGACAACTTGCTGAAAGCAACTCTCGATGGGCTGGCGCACGCTGGCGTATATGAGGACGACTCTCAGATCGTTGACTTAAGAATCTATTGGGCCAAAGACCTTGGCGGAATGTTGAAAATTAAAATTGAGGAAATTTTATGATTGCATATGCGTTTCGTTTTCTTAATGACGACGACAAACCGACAGGTTGGTATGGGATTGCTTTTGCGCCAGACAAAAGAGAATTGTTTTGGCAAATTGACCAGCATGGTGACCCATACGGTTGTGAAATAAAAGTATTGCATCGTGGTAGTTGTTGTCTTTTGCAAAGTGAAGATGATGAATTTGTAGATGCGGACATTGACACAGATTTTTTAATTAATGACAAACCTTGGGTAAAGCCAACTTGGAAGAAACCACATGAAAAATGAACCAGATTGGATTGATGTGCTGGCTTTAGTTGCTATGCATTCATTAATGCGAACAGCGCCAAAAAATGCACGCAGTGAAGACATTGCTTACGAGGCTTATAGACAAGCGGAGGCAATGATGGAAGCGAAAGAAAGATTTACAAGCGAAGGAGAAAGCGATGATGCAACCAGATTTGTTTGATGGTGAGTTCAATCCATTAAAAGAAGCAAGAGATAAGTTTTTTAATGCTTTGCCAGATGGCGGATCGATGTGTCCATGTTGCGACCGCATGGGTCGATTGAACAAGTACACCCTCAACAGTTCAATGGTTGCCGCATTGCTTTGGATGAGTAGGACAGTGACACTTGATGATGGCTGGGTAAAGATGGGCAAGAAAGCCCCAGCATGGATATTGGCAAGCAAAGCATTTAGCACGATGAAGTTCTGGGGCTTTGTCGAGCCTGCTCCAAAGATGGATATCTTCGAGCGCAATGCGATTGGTATGAAAACAAAGACAAGCGGTCACTGGAGAGTAACGGCAAAAGGCTATGAGTTTTTAAAAGGCCAATTGCAAGTGCCATCTGCGGCAATTGTTTACAACGATGAATTGTTTGGATGGGTTGATGAAAGCGTCAATTTTTTTCAAGCAATTTCAAAGCAGTTTGACTATAACGAAATGATGAGCATCAATTACAACTGGTATCAAGAGCCACGAAGAATTGATGGTCGTGATGATTAAATTATTAAGGTTTATTTAAAAGGAGAAAATCAATGTATCTTGATTCTTTTTGGACGGCTATCTTTGTCACATTTGCATTGACAGGTGTGTTGACATGGATCGTTGGGCTATTTGCTGTTTGGTTTTATTGGATGAGTAATCGTCCTCCACAGGAGTAAGGCATGACTGAAGACAGAGACCCGCACAAAGCGGTTGATTACATATTGAAAAACGCCGCTTTGTTTGCAAAGGCTAAGGCGGAGCGTACATACATCGAGCATTTCCGCAAAAGCCTTAAAGGTATTTTGATGAAGCGAAGCATGGAGACCGCCATCGGAGCGCAGGAGCGTGAGGCGTATGCACACCCAGAGATGGTTCAGTTGCTTGAGGGCTTGAGGGCGGCGGTAGAGGTTGAAGAAAAATTGAAGTGGGATATCACAGCCGCTGAACTGCGTGTAGAGATATGGCGCACTGAGCAGGCAAATAACAGAGCAGAAGGAAAGGTTACGCAATGACACAAGATGAAATCATTGAGATGGCTAGACAGGCTGGCGTTAGAGATGACGAGAACATCTTTGAATTTAGCGAATATAAATATCTTGAACGCTTTGCCAAACTGGTAGCAGACAAAGAACGTGAAAAATGTGCAGAAATTGCAAAATGGCATCAAGACATGGCGGCTGAAATTCGAGCAAGGGGACAAGCATGACACCAGAAGACGAAGCGTTTGCGGATATTGAAAGAAACCAAAGGAGTGCAGAGGGTTGGCGCAAGCGGCACATTCTTGCCGCTCGAACTAGCATTGAATCCTTTGAGGATTGGGAACATAGTCATCAACCACAGCAATTTTGGGTAGAGCGCCGTGCATACCTTGCAGGCTTTGAGGCTGGTCGCAAGTATGAGAGATTGGTAGAAACCAATGACTGAGAAGCCACCAACTTGTCAGGTGTGCCGCAGGCAACCAGCGGACGTAAGGGGTAGGAACAGCAGGGGTGCGCCCCAGTGGCGATGCCAGACTTGCCACGACCTCAAGAATCGAGTCGGCTTTACCAACAGAAAACAATGACAACTCTCAAAGAAAAAAAGCACATGAGCGCGGTGGCCGAGTTGGGTTGCGCCGTGTGCCGTCGAATGGGCTACCCCGGCACGCCAGCAGAACTGCACCATCCAAGGCGATTGGCGGGGGGCTGGGGGCGCTCTAGCCACATGACGGTCATACCGCTATGTCCAGAGCACCACAGAGGCTCTACGGGCGTTCACGGGCTTGGAACGAAGGGCTTCCCTAAGCACTACGGCTATGAGGAGACCGATCTGTTAGAGGACACCCTAAAGTTGCTTGGATACGACACTAGGGAAACTACTTAGAAAATATTTTTAAAAAGTAGTTGACATCGTTTAAGACTGCATTAAACTACATACATCGACACAGCAATATCGCACAGTCGATACAGTGAAGGAAACAGCGAAATGAACAACGATCTCAACCTCAACAGCGTAGACACTCTCGGTGCTTTGTTGGCACAAATTGCCGACCTCACCAAACAAGCCGATTCCATCAAGGACGGCATCAAGGACAGCGCCAGCAAGGGCGGCGACAAAGTTGTCGAGGGTGCGCTCTTCAAGGCCACCTACATCGAGAGCAACCGCTCAGTGTTCGACAAGGATGCATTCATCAAAGAGTTTGGCGCAGACGCATACGCCAAGTACACCAAGGTCTCGGCAGTGTTTTCTGTCAAGGTCACCAGCAAGTAAACCCAACGCCCCTTCGGGGGCATACAGCGAAAGGAAAGCGACATGGACAATTTCACAGCAACAGGATTAGCAGAGGGCTTCATTGAGGCCGACAGCGAAGAGCAGGTAATCGAGGCGTGGCAACACCTTGTCGATACTGGCTTGGCTTGGAGACTGCAAGGCTGGTTTGGCCGCACAGCCCAGCACCTTATCAACGAAGGCGTGATCAGCGCACCAGAGGTGACAGCATGAACTATGGCCAATGGCACGCGACCTTCGTCAACAAGGTCAAAGAATACGACTGGTACACCTGCCGTCGGGCGTTGTTTGATTGCCACGACACGTTGGCCCATCACCCAGACCTGCCCACCGATGACCCCTACTACGTCAAACTGTGGGCCGAAATTGACGCACTGCGTGAACGCCAACTAAAAATTTCAAAGGCAACAGCATGAAACATACAGAGCACGAATACATCGACCTCGGTTATCGGTTCGAGAGGGCCGCCAGCCCAGAGGTCGGGCAGGCTACCGCGCAGGCCATTAGAACGCTCTTGGAGAGCGAAACGATTGAAGACCGAACCGAAGCCCGCTACCTTGTCGAGCGTGGCCGTCAGGAAGCGAGGACACAATGAGCGAGACCACTATGAGCGAATACATCAAAGGCTTTGACCACGGGTGCGATTACATCGTCGCGGAGATTGAGCGCCAGATCAAAGAGGCCAACAGCCACGATGCGATGGTGCTGGTTGACCTTGTCGACCGATTGAAAATGCAAGGCAAATATGACTTAGGGAAAGTACCTACAAAATAATTTAAAAAAGTTGTTGACATTGTTTAAGTTGGTGTTATACTAATAACACTGACACAGCAAAACGCATAGTCAGTTAACAGAGAAGGAAAGCGAAATGAGAGCAATCATCAAAGCGGCATTGAAGATCGACGAGTTGGCATACGACTTGGAATGCATTTCAGGCGATGACAAAAAAGAGATCGACGATTACACCGACTCAGAAATCTTGCATGAGGCCAAACACGTTTTAGGACTCTTCTTGGATGGGTTGAACCCACATTGGAACTACGAAGACCTGCACGGCGAGAATGGCCCAGAACAGCAGGCGTGGGCGCGTGGAGAAGTCCGCAAACTCAAAGCCTTTATCAAGAAGTACAACTGACCAACCGGGGGCCAAGGCCCCCATTCAAAAGCGAAAAGGAAAGCGAATCATGGAAAAAGCAAACTTCTCTCAACTCTTGAACGATGCCATCAATCAACCCGGCATCATCAGCAAGTGCTACAGCACGTTCCACGGCTACAGCATCGGCAACCAATTGCTGGCCTACAGCCAGTGCATCGCCCGCGACATCCCCATCGGCCCCATCGCCACTTTCAAGAAGTGGAAAGACCTTGGCCGCTCAGTGAGCAAGGGCCAGAAGGCCATCGCCTTGGTAATGCCCGTCACCATCAGCAAGAAGGACGACGCAGGCGAAAAGACTGGCGAGGTGTTCAGCCTGTTCACTCTGCGCAATAACTGGTTCGTGCTCGGCCAGACCGAAGGCGAAGAGTTTGTCAACGAGGTGGTGATACCCTCATGGGATAAGGCCAAGGCGCTCGAGGCCCTCAGCATTACCGAGGTGACCTTCGGCCACACCGATGGCAATTGCCAAGGCTATGCGGTAGGCCAAAACATCGCGGTCAACCCTGTGGCTGTCCTGCCCCACAAAACCCGCTTCCATGAGATTGCCCACGTTGTGCTCGGCCACACTAAGGAAGGCCAACTGTCCGACAGCGAGACAACACCCCGTGACGTGCGCGAAGTAGAGGCAGAGGGCGTGGCCTACATCCTGTGCTCACTGCTCGACTTGCCCGGCCTTCACGAGTCCCGTGGCTACATCCAGAACTGGTTGCAGGGCGCGGAGATCACCGACAAGACAGCCCAGCGAATCTTCAGTGCGGCCAACAAAATTCTCGAGGCTGGGCAGGATAAGGGAAAGTCCCTAGAAAAATAAATTGAGGGAGGGGGTTGACAGCCCCTTCGTTTAATGTACAATTACACCTAAGCACCGAATATCTCGATGCTACAACAGCGAATCAGGAGCGAACCATGACACACCCATTTGAAAAAGCAGGACTCGGCAAAGCCCCCTTCTCATGCACCCATGTGACTGAGAATGTGTTTGTGGTCGGCGACGGCACAACCAAGGCTGGTGGTTGCTGTGACTACTGCGGCACTGGCATTCGTTGGGAGTTCTGGATCAAGGGTTCCATCGCTGGCGCTAAACAATTTAAAGTCGGTTGCGACTGTGTTGCCAAGACTGGCTGGGGTATTGATCGCTTTTTGGAAGTGCGCGCCGAGCACACACGCGCACGCCGTCAGGCTGGTGCTCAGAAGCGCCGCGAGTCACGCAAGGCCCAGATCGAGGCAGAACGCGCCCAGCGCACTGCACAGCGCCTCGAAGCCACCCAAGCATGGCGCGATGCCAACAGCGCCTTGGTGGCCCGTTTAGAGGCTTACAGCGGCAACAACGAGTTCCTGCGCGGCATGATCCAAAACTTGGCCCAATGGGGTAACTTGACCGCTCGTCAAGCAGAGGCCACTGAGTCCTGCTTTGCGGTGATCGACCGCCTCGAGGCCGCACGCGCCAACAGCAAGCACATTGGCGCTGTAGGTGACAAGGTGACCTTGACTATCACTATCGAGCACATCATTGTGATTGAAGGCTTTTACGGTACTACCTATATCACCATTGCCCATGACGAGCAGGGTAACGCCATCACTTACAAGGGCGCAGGCCGCACCATTGGCCGCAAAGGCGAGACACTCTCAATTAAAGCCAGCGTGAAAGAACACACCGAGTACAACGGCGTAAAACAAACAGCCATTCAGCGCCCCAAGGTGCTGGAGGCGGCATAAAAATAAATTTGTCAACCCCCTTGCGGGGTTGCGCGTTTAAGGTATACTTACACCATCAACAGCGAAAGGACAGTGAAATGGCATACATAGCAGAGATCGAAACAAGAGTGGCAGGCATCCCTTGCCTTGTGGGTGTGACCTACTTCGAGAGCGTGCGCGGCTCTTACGACTACCACGCCGCCAGCGACATGGACTACCACGGCTACACCGAGTGCGAGTTTGAGGTGCTTGACCGCCGTGGCCGCAAGGCCCCTTGGCTGGAGCGCAAACTAACCGACAAGATCATTCAAGAGATCGAGCAAGACATTGCAGACCAACTTAACTAAGGAGCGAACCATGAGCGAAGAACTTGAAACAACCATTTACACAAAAGACGATTCCCGTGTCTCTCTCTCTGAGTGGGACGACGGCGGCGCGTGGCTCAAGATTGGCGTGAGGAGCGGAGGCGCTTACACCGTCTTGACCCGTGAAGAGGCCCAGCAACTGCTGGAAGGCTTGCAGGCCATCTTGGCAAAGGAGGTAACCGCATGACCGAAGAGACAATCAAGTATCGGGACGCATTCCCAAAGGACTACAAACTGTCAAGGGATTGGCAGGGTATCACCCTCGAGGACATTGACTCACAGTGGGAAAAGTCTAAGGATGCCCACCCATCGTTTGGTCAGCAACTCGGCCACTTTGCCGCAGGTATAGATAAAACATTGAAGGAGCGCAACCATGAATAAGAAGGAAATAGACGAGATGATGAAAGACCTTCCAAGCCAGCAGGAGCCTGAAGAAACTTTGCTGGAAAAGATCGGAATTGCTATAATGGTTTTGTTGGTTGTGTTTGTTTTGGCGTGGGTTCCAGACTTCGTGTTGTCTGAGCAGGAATGCGCACAGCAAGAGTCAAGCGCTTACGTCAAAAATCTTTGCAAAGAAGATACGAAACCTTAATGGTTTCACAATGGTTTTCGGAGGTCTGTAATCTTTATATAGGTGAAGTAGGCCAAGCCCGTGTGATTCGGGACAAAGCGTCCGGGGGAAGGTGACCCGGAGCCATCACGCATGGGGATTGTGTTTGACGCTATGCACATAGCATAGAGAGTCAGTAGTCCCCAGCCGTGTTGGTTGTTAAGCCAGCGTTCGAGGATGTCGACGCGCAGATTTTTCTGGCTTTCCACTGCGCCTGAGCCGAAGACCGAATCGAGACCAACAACCTACTGGCGAAAACCAATAAGGTTTGCTACACTTGCGGTAAGACAAACCAATCAGGGGAATACGGGTCATGCCAGAAACCGCCAAGAAGGGGTCAAAAAGCCCCGCCAAGCCATCAAAGCCTAAAGTACAGGCTAAGGGTGCTACAGCGCCCGCAAAGGCTCAAAACCCCGCAAAAAAAGTTCCGTTTGGTAGACCAGTAGAGTTCACAGACGCTATAGCAGACGAGATATGCTGGAGACTGGCTCATGGTGAGCCGTTAGTGCGTATATGCCAAGACGATCACCTTCCGCACTGTGCGACTATTTATCGTTGGTTGAATCGGTTTCCTGACTTCTGCGACTTGTACACGCGTGCGCGGGAAGATCAGGCTGACACCAACGCTGACGAAATCCTCCAGATTGCTGACGAGCACCCTCCTGAGTACACCGACAAGGATGGCCGCACTACGCTGGACGCAACCTACATCAACTGGCAGAGGAGCCGTATCGACGCACGCAAGTGGACGGCGGCCAAACTAAAGCCCCGCAAGTACGGCGACCGATATGCTGTGGAGGGGGTGGAGGGTGGAGCGCCCATTGCCACGCAGGATGCCACGGCCAGCAAGTTCGAGGAAATCATCCGCAACATGGAGATGACTAAGCGTGCTGGCTGACCTGTTCGACGAACAGACCGTGGCCGAGTTTGAAACTCTGCCTGAGCACAATCGAATCGCCTTTATTGCGCACGCCCAGTGGATAGCCAAGGCGCACGCTTACCAGATACCGCCAGACCTGCACTTGGATTACCGAGTTTTCTTAATGCTTGCTGGTCGTGGAGCGGGCAAGACTAGGTCGGCCGCTGAGGCTTTGTGGTGGTGGGCTTGGACGCACCCCGGCACGATGAACATCGTTCTGGCTCCTACGTCGGGTGACCTGAAATTCACCTGCTTTGAAGGGCCAAGCGGACTGCTCGCCTGTATACCCGAGCCGCTAGTTATTGACTACAACAAGCAAGACCACCTGATTAAATTAAGCAACGGCTCCAAGATTCGCGGCGTATCGGCTGATTCTTACGACCGTCTGCGCGGTATCAACTCCTCCTTTGTATGGTGCGACGAGTTGGCCGCATTCAATTACCTTGGCCCCAATGAGGCGTGGGACAACATGATGCTGGGCCTGCGTATCAAGCCAGACGACAAGCCCCACAGCCAGCCCCGTGTCATTGTGACAACGACTCCGCGCCCCAAGGACTTGATCCTTGACTTGGTAGGCCGCGAAGGGGATGACGTGGTAATTTCCCGCGCCAGCACCTTTGACAACGCTAAGAACCTCGACAAGGCATTCCAGAGGCAGTTGGAGCAGTACAAAGGCTCCAAACTCTACCAACAAGAGGTGCTTGGAGAGGTGGTCGATCTTGAGGACGGCAAGGTGGTCTCCCGCGATATGTTCAAGATGTGGCCTGCTGGCCGCCCCTTCCCTAAGTTCGAGTACATAGTCCAGAGTTACGACTGCGCCTATACCGATAAGGAATACAACGACCCCACGGCCATGACCACTTGGGGTGTGTTCAAGCCACAAGACGGCCCGATGTCTGTCCTGCTCATTGACTGCTGGGCAGAGCACCTGACGTTCCCCAAACTAAAGGAGCGGGTGCAGGACGAGTGGCGGGTATCCTACGGTGAGGGCAAGGATGCCAAGCGCCCCGACTTGATCTTGGTTGAGGAGAAGGCGGCTGGCCTGTCCCTGATTCAGGAGTTGCAGAAGGCCCACTTGATGGTGCGTGGCTACAACCCGGGTCGGGCGGACAAGATGCAAAGGCTCCAGATCACGGCGGCCATCTTCACGGCCAAGCGGGTCTGGCTCCCAGAGTCCGAGGTACATAAGGACTATGTCAAGGACTGGGCGGAAGGGTTCCTATCCCAGATATGCGCCTTTCCTGATTCGACGCATGACGACTATGTGGACTCAGCGACTCAGGCCATGCGTTGGTTAAAAGACATGGGATGGCTCGACATTGACCCTGAGCCACGGTATGATGACGATGACGATTACTTCGATGCCCAACCTGCGCGGGTCAACCCATATGCGGTGTAACTATGCCTGACTATCCAAAACTTGCTAAAGGTCTTACTTCAGTGGTTAGGGGGGCTGATGAAGTCGCTCCAGCCGCCGTGACTGCGGTCTCTGCCGCCAAGGCCGCTAAAAACGCCCGAGCGTTCAGTGACAACCTATTGCAGTCAAACACCGCCAAGATAATGGAAGAGTTGATGGCGGCCAATCCTAAGTTAACACCAGAGGCGGCGTTTAAGAAAGCAGGCGAGCAGGCCGAGCGTAAGTTGACGTGGGAGAAAGAAACAAAGCCTGCGCTAGTCAAGCAGTACGGCCCGTTGGCTCGAGCCTCTTACGAAAAAACAAAAGTCAACAAGATGCAGAACACCAATGAGGCTGTTCAAAAGCGCATCCAAAAGGCTAACGATTTCCTTGATCAACCAACCGAGCCGTGGACACCACCGCGCCCAGAGTTGCAGGCGTTTGACCGCAAATCAATCCAAGACGCGCTCGAAGGCTTTCCCGGCGTAGAGCAAACAGCCTTCCCCCGTGATGTACCAACCCGCGCCAGCACGTCCCATGTGGAGGGCTTGTACACCGATCCCGTCAACCGCGAGTTGATTAAGAAGCAGATCATGCGTGGCCTGCCTTTGGGTGGTGAGACCTTCTACGGTTCGCTGTACCCTATCAAGCAGGCAGTGCTCGAGGCTGGTATGCCAGCAGAGAAGTTTGACAAATGGGTTCATTCCCTTGCGCCAGCATCTGCCCGCAACTCCATCATCAACGAGACCGCCGTCGGCCAATTCCTGCGAGACATGAATGCTCGAGGCATCCCGCTGACTGAGGAGAATGTTGCTACAGAGATGGCTAAATACAGCCAGAAGTTTGGCGTCAGTTTGCCTTTGATGCCTGTGCATCGTCAGGGCGTGGCTAACGTCCTAGAGGGCGGCCAAGACCTACGCGAGATGAGTAAGGCCAACATCCCAACCAACTACAAGATTCCGACCTACGGCACACAGAAGACGGGCGACTTCGGCAAGTCAGTGGTGCTTGATGTCCATGAGGCCGCAGGGCAAACGCAGGGCAGTAAATACCACCCATACTTTAAAGAGCAGGGGGGCTTTGGCAACACCGAGTACAACGCAGGTGAGCAGGGCATGATGGGGATTGCTGACGAGTTGGGGATACCCGGCGGTATGGCGCAGGCTGGCCGCTGGTTTGGTGGTGGTGAACTTACGGGCCTGAAGTCCCCAAGAGGTGATGCGCTTGACATTCTTGAGCGACAAGTTGCCTACACACTTCAACAACAGGGTAGACAACCAAACCCCGCAAATATCCGCGAAGAAATCCTAAACCAGATTAGAACAGGCGAAGGACAACTTTTACCTTGGTACAAGAGCGAAGGCATCCCCGATGTCCGCGAAACTGGCCTACAACGAAAAGATGGAGGCGATGTGCACAACACAACATTTACTGGTGGGCTATCGTCCATCAAAAATCATTTCCCCGACGGCGGCCCTGTGGTTACTTCACCAGAAGACTTCCAAAAGCAATGGTCTGCATATGCAGGCAAAACGGATGATGCCTCTGTCAGTGCAAGACAGGCGTTGTCTTCTGCGTTAGAAAATTACCAGACTAATCAGAATGTGCAAAATTTGTATAACTTAGATAAAGGCAATGCAAATACTTTTATTGCGGATGCTAGTGCTGGTTTAGCACCTTTATCGCAAGGCCAAGACCCTGATACACAAACATATACGCCAGAAGCATTTAAAACGATGACTGCTTTTGAGCAAGCCTTAACCGCAGGAAACAATCAATCCACATTAGCAGGAAGACAAAACGCGGCAAATGCGTTGATGAAAGAGTTTCAAGGCACAGGAGATAACCCATTATTGGGGCAGTACAACCAATTGTCTGGCGGCACTATTCTGCCTTGGCAAAATGGTGTCCCTACTCCCGGAATGGCAGGAACCTCTGCATCTAGCGCATCCGTTTCTAGTACACCTACAGCAAATAACACAACTAGTGCAAATGCTTCTGTTAAACCTCTTGGTATTTTAGGAACAAGCACGTTAATACCGGGGTTTTCATATCCTAGTAGTGATGCATCAAATACTCAACCACCAGTAGCAACGGATACTAGAACTGATCCAGCAACTCTTAAAAAAATATACGGTATTACAAATCCTGCACTTTTAACTTACATTGCCTCAACACCAGAATTGAGAGATGTTGATATTAAAAATTTAACTTTGGCTTTTAACTCAAAAACGCCACAAGAAGTTAATGCTTTACAAACTTCTGGCTCGACTCTTAATGATCTTGCTTACAAAGAACTTCGAAATCAAGAGGCAGAGATACAACGTAAAAAAGATATAGCCAATCCTAATTCTTGGCTTTATGCAAAAAATACTTACGACCCAACAAAAGACATAAAACGACAGGCAATGATGTTTGGTCAATATGCACAAGACAACCAATATTCACCTCTTTTAAATGCGGATGAAAAATCTCCTTCTGCAAAATTAAATGAGTTGAAAGATATGTATAAAAATCAATTGGACGTTAAAAAAGACGCAATGGGTTTTACACATATCAACACAAGTGAAGGTATTTACACTTTTGACAAAAACGGAAAACCAGTAGGGTTTAATTTGCCTTCATCAGATTACAGGTCGCAAGTTCAACAAACTGGTACTCCAAACAATCTGATTGATAAATATGGAAATTTATCTGCAAGTGATGGTTTTAATCAATTTGGTATTTATACTGGAAAAAAAGACGGTGGTTCTATTTCTGGCGGTTCGTTTACTCAAAGACTTAACGCCGCTATCGAGCGCCACATGGCTGGAGGTGGCGTAGTTAACATGAGCGACACAACGCCAGACATTACCGACGGCGAAAACATTATTCAACATAGTTTCTACGCCAAAGGTGGCAACGTCCATATGCCTGTGCGTAGTCTTAAGCAGTTAAAAAGCACAAGGTTAACGGGTCAATCCCACTTTGATGATGGCGGTTATGTCGACCCACTAGGTGCGCCTGACTATCAGACTGGTCAGACAAAAAACTTAGCAGAGATTGCTGGGCGCATGATTAGAGACCAAGCCTCTAAAGAAGGCGCAGTCTTGAGCACGCCAGAAGGCCGCAGAGACATTGCATTGAAGGTGGCTTCGCATATGCCCGGCCTTGGCATGGGTGGTGATCTGGTTGCATTGGCTGACTGGGTGCAGACGTTAATACCCGGTCTGTACGAAGAGAAGCCAGCCTCAGTGCTCGATACAAAGAGAGCGCCAGCCCCTTTCCGCGATACCCGAGAGTTGCAACGCGTTCCCAAGTTTCCCTTGAGCAACATTGTTACCACGCCCAGCGGCGAGGCGTTCCAAGAAAAGTTTAAAGAAATGGGCATCCAAGGCGAGAGCGAAGCGCCTGTGACCGAGTTCATTGGCTCTATGCTTACGCCCGGCGCAATTGCTAAGGCTCCCAAAGCGCCCCGCGCCATTGAGGGTGGACTCAACTCAGTGACCGCCGCCGCACGCCGTCCATTCACCCCAGCAACTGGAACTGTTGAGGCGGTGTCGCCTGACTTGGCTAAGTTTAAAAACCAGCCCTTTCAAGACTATGTGACCAAGCAAATGATTGGTGAGGGTGCGGCTGTGCCTATGACCACAATGGGTGGCCGCAGGACAACGCAGAAGGCTGGACAAGGCGCATACCTCAACGAGGCTGGCGAGTTGGAATACAACCCTATGCTTGGCGTAACAATACCCCGCGCTGGCAACCTATCGACAAACAAAGCCTTGCGTGCAGACATGGCAACGGCTGGACAAGAGTTAGGCCAAGAGGCTATGGCCGCTCACCGTTTTGTGCCAATGTTGACCAATCAAATCAAAGATGCATCGGCCATGATGATTAGAGGGCCGGGTGGCCGTCCGCTTACAAACGAGCAGGTAAAGGCTTTGGCAAATGAGTTGCCCGGCATGATCGCTACCCACAGCCCAGCCAATGGTGGCTTGTTGGTCGCGCCATTTGGAATGACAAAAGGCCAAGTGCCTAAAGAGTTTTTGACCGCGCAATCGGTTGCTAGAAAGATTCTTGGCAAAGACGCAAAAATTCAATTTGGCAAGGCAGATGAAAAGAAAGATTTGATGTATATGCCACGCTCCACCTATGTTGAAGAAGGCGGGCGAGGCACATCGGCTGAAGTGCAAGACATACGCAACAAACTAAAGCGCATGGATAAGAACTTTGCAACGCAATAACAAGGAATAACTATGGCTACACAGATGCCCAACGACCCAGACTTTGATCGATTCATTGATGGGATCAAGAACAACAAAGACGGCGGTGCTGACGTAGAGTTAGACGACGAGATGAGCGACGTTGAGGAAATGGAAGATGGCTCTGCCATTGTCCGCATGGGTATTGACAACGGCCCAGAGGAAGACCCAGACTTCTATGAGAACTTGTCCGAGTCGCTGGTCAATCTGTACGACCTAGACAAAATCGGGATGCGTTATATCGACTTGATTGAAAAAGACAAGGAAGCCCGCAAGAATCGAGACAAGCAGTATGAAGAGGGATTGAAGCGCACAGGCTTGGGCAATGACAGCCCCGGCGGTGCTCAGTTCCAAGGCGCATCCAAGGTTGTCCACCCTGTTATGGCCGAGGCGTGTGTGGACTTTGCCGCTCGTGCTATCAAAGAACTGTTCCCACCAGATGGCCCCGTTCGCACCAAGATCATGGGCGAAGCCTCTGAGGAAAAGACCGAGCGTGCCGAGCGTAAGCGCGATTGGACAAACTGGCAGTTGACTGAGCAGATCGAGGAATTCCGCGACGAGCAGGAGCAGTTGCTTACCCAACTACCTTTGGGTGGCTCACAGTACATGAAACTTTGGTACGACGAGCAAAAGAAGCGCCCATGCGCTGAGTTTGTCCCTATTGATAACGTCATGCTCCCCTATGCGGCTGTGAACTTCTACACCGCCCAGCGCGTGACTGAGATGCAAGACATCACAGGCATGGAGTTCAAGCGACGTATTGACGCTGGCTTGTACCGCGACATAGATTTTATCCGTGCGACATCTGAACCAGAGCAAACGGCATCTGAGAAGGCCAACGACAAGATTGAGGGCAAGTCTTGGAGTGACAACGAGGATGGTCTGCGCAAGGTCTACCACGTCTACACATGGTTGGAACTTGATGACGATCCTGTAACCAAGGGCGCACTCGCTCCTTACATCCTGATGTTGGACGACCTTGAGCACAAAGTGCTTGGTCTGTACCGCAATTGGGAAGAGGGCGACGACACGATGACCAAGTTGGATTGGCTCATTGAGTTCAAATTCATCCCTTGGAGGGGCGCATACGCTATCGGGCTACCCCAACTCATCGGTGGTCTAACGGCGGCCTTGACGGGCGCTTTACGGGCTTTGATGGACACTGCGCACATCAATAACTCGGCCACTATGCTGAAGTTAAAAGGCGCAAAGGTTTCTGGTCAATCGCAAAGCATTGATGTAACGCAGGTAACGGAAATTGAGGCTGGCCCCGGCGTTAACGACATCCGCCAAATTGCTATGCCCATGCCATTTAACGCGCCCAGCCCCGTGCTGTTCCAATTGCTTGGCTGGCTGACAACCGCCGCCAAGGGCGTGGTCACCACCGCTGAGGAGAAAATTGGCGATGCATCTGCCAATACCCCAGTAGGAACCACGCAAGCATTGATTGAGCAGGGGGCCGCAGTGTTCTCCGCCATTCACGCCCGCTTGCATGACAGTCAACGCCGTGTGCTTGGGGTGCTAGGTCGCATCAACCGCTGGTACTTGGACGATATGCGCAAGGGTGACGACGTTGCCGAGTTGCCAATCAGCCGCGACGACTTTAAAAAGAACAGCGACATTGTTCCAGTGTCTGACCCGCACATCTTCTCTGAGACCCAGCGTATGGCTCAGATGCAGGCGGTGTTGCAGATGTCCGCCGCAAACCCGGGGATGTTTGACCAAAAAGCCGTGCTTAGTCGAATGCTCAAGCAGTTGAAAGTTCCTGATATTCAGGAGTTGTTGCCCAACGCTTCTAAGCCTATGGAGCACAACGCCGCAGACGAGAACGCCGCTATGGCTTTGGGCAAGTCAGCCTTTGCCTACCCCGGCCAAGACCACCTTGCGCACATCCAAACCCATCTTACGTTTGGCCTCGATCCTGCGCTTGGTTCTAACAACCTGATTGCGCCAAAGTTCATCCCGCAGGCTTTGGAGCACATCAAGCAACACATGATGCTTTGGTACACCAGCCAGATGAATGGCTACGTTACCGCAGGCACAGACCTCAAACTTGGCCCATACGAAGACAGCAAACTTGCTTCCGAGATCGACAAGGCTATGGCTATCGCCTCCGACCATGTCAAGTTGGATACCGCTGAGGTTTTCAAAGGTGTTATGCCAGCCCTCCAACAGTTGGGTCAAGTCATGCAACAGTTCAAGCCACCAGCCCCTCCAATGGATG